TGCAGGTGTGGGTGCAGGTGTGGGTGCAGGTGTGGGTGCAGGTGTGGGTGCAGGTGTGGGTGCAGGTGTGGGTGCAGGTTTCGCGCCTATTCCGAGCGTTGCTGCATTTGCCATGTGCGAACTATGTAAATTTGCTCCAGTTGATATTTGATCTGCAAGCCACCCAGCGTAAGTTGCGTGAGCAGGATTAAGTGGGTTGTTACAGTTTTTCTTGCTTTGTGCCAGACAAGCAAAACCATTTGGACCCTTGCAAGACCACCCCTTGGTGCAATTCATCTGTTTCTGAGCAAAGTTAAAAAATTCCAATGGCAAATATTTGACTTGCTCCGATAATTCCAGAGCCATTTTCATTGCCACATAATATGTCTCACTCTCTTCGGAGTGACTTAAAACATCTATATTTTGAGGGGCTAAAACAATTTTGTCTTTGTTAATATCAAAGCCCATTATCAGTTTTTTCCCTCCCATACGCGGAGTTTCAAAAAAGCCAGATATTATGTGTCCAGGGTTAGGTTTTTCCAAAATATTAAAATTTTCTATTTTGCCACCATAGTTTTCGTCTACCATTTCGTAGACCATTTTTTGCATGAATCTTAATTTTTCTGACTTGCTATCCAAAGAGTTGTATTTGCTGGTAATTGAGTCTTGTGTAATTACGTTTTTCATTGCGCTTATAAATGTATTGTCTGCTATTTAAGTAAAGTATATTTACAAAATTGTATCATACCCATTTGTTTTTGTCGCCGTTAATAACAGCAAATTGCAACATAAAATTTCCTTATTCTGTATTTATGTCGGTATTATTAAATTTGTCTACGTAATTTGTATTACTAAAAAGTGATTTTAATGCTTGCTTTTTTGCTTAAAAATAGTATTATAAATGCAAGAAGAAAAGAAAAAATTAAACAAAATAAAATGGGAAATTAAATTACTCTGATACCACAGATTTATTTGAAGCGGCGACTATGTACGCCTTGAGACTTGATGGATATAAATACAGGAAAGAAGAAGGGTTTGATGACTATAAAAAATACAAAGAATTGATGGATGGCGAAGAAATAAAAGACGAAGAGTCGTTGCCAACACTATTTTTCCTTCAGCGGGATCTAGCCAAAGGTCAACGTGAAGCCAAACTTTTTAAAGGGTTCTGGACAATATTTCTGAAATCAATAAAACTAACAGCAGAAATACCAGAAAAATATCAAAACGAAAAATACATCAAACAACGGAATGAAATTAAAAAAGACTTGGGTGAAATAACAAAAGAGGCGGGAAAATTAGCCAAATAGGGAGATAAAGTAGATATCCTAGATTAAAAAACAGTCAAATAAATTACGCCTTTGAAGATATATGCTTGGATTTAATTCCTTCAAGCATTACCACAAACTCATTTTCCTTGTCGCCATAAAATGGTGTTTTTCCGCTTCCTGGGATAGCTTCGTGAAAATATGCGCCGAATACCCTATGAATTGGCACAACCTGCGAAGTTAGCTCTGTTGTACTAGCGACATATACTTCTTTGAATATGGACGTAGATTCCATTGAGCCACGTTTTATATATGAGTTGTCGTCTCCAACTTTTGAGTTATAGATGTCTGTAACATTTTTGCCCTCTGTGCGAAGTAAAGTTATAGTGCCATCTTTGTTTTTGTTGGGAAAATCAGTTTTTGACAGCATCTCATAAGTAAATGCGTGATACGCCGTCAAAGTGTTATTATATATCTCTTTTGTATGTCCCTTTTTCTGATTTTCCGAAACAGCTTTATATTGGTTCTCTGAAATAGCACGACTAAATTTGCCCTTCCAATACAAATCTTCGGGAGGAACATTTCTTTGTTTTGACATAAAATACTTCGCTGCTCTTGGGTATCTTCCCCAAGACGTATTTCCTTGTCCAGCCATCCAGCTTTCTAAGATACCATAATCGCCACCACCACTATCATTGTTCACATACTTCTGAAAATCGTACATTGTTGAGTCCGAGCCGCGCAAATTATCAAATTCTTTGTCATTTTCATCAACAACTTTTGTAAAATCTGCGGAGTCAAAGTCTTTTGATTTTTGTTTAAATTCTTTCGGGAATTTTTCTGTAATTCCTGCTGCTCTTATTCCTACAGTGTGTCTTGTAAAGTTGCCGATATAATCATCATTCCATTTGTCGTCATCTAGAGTCTTGCTGATGTCTGCGACTCGCTTCATTTCATCAAGTCTACTACCTATTATTTCTTGATCTTCTTTGCTGAAAATGCCATTAAGGTTGTCTTTCTTGCTAACCAAATCATTTATTTGGGTTACTACCTCTTTGTGTGTTAATTTACCAAAATATTCTGCACCATCTGGGTTCACCTCTGTGTCTTTCATGCTCCATAAATCCAGCGGGTATTTGTTCCAAAATTTAAAATCTTTTTTAACACCCTGCGCCCGATATCCTAGTGACCCACCGTTGTTTATGCGGTAAACTTTGCCATCGTTGCCAAGCATAATGTTGTCTTTCTCCATTCCCACAACATCCCAATTTCCCAAAAGTGCATCCGCAGCAAAATGTTTTTTAATCTCGCTCTTGATTAAGTCTTTTTCTTGTTGTGTCCCGTTTTTATTTATCTCGGCTAAATCCCTGCCTTCTACATATTCAGCAAGCTTCGTTGGCTTACCGCTGGCATCTTTGTAAACTTTGTGATTAGGGACGTTGATGCCTAGAGCTTGGTATGCACTATCTGCGATCGCCTCATTTTCCAAATGCTCTGGACTGCTGCCATTTTTCATCACATACTGCTTGCCAGTCACAGGATCTTTGACGAGTTGTGCGCCTGTCGTGCCACCAAGTTTTTTGACAACGACAAGATTATCTAAATTGTCTGGGAACTTGCTATTGTTTTTAAATTCTGGCTTGTCCGCTGGCTTAACTATGGCTTTATTTTTATTCTTTTGATCTTTTAGCCAGTCAATATAAGTGACATGATTTTGACTCAAGCTACTGAAGCAATTTTTTTAGCACGAGACAAGCAAGCATATCCGTTTTCGCCTTTACAAGACCACCCAATAGTGCAGTTCATCCGCTTTTCAGCAAACTTAAAAAATTCTATCGGATAATAATTTGTTTTTTCCGAAAAAGAACTAACTAGTCCTAAGCTCAAAAAGCACAAAGATTCATTTTCGCTTTGATTTAAAACATCTAGATTTTTCATATTCTTGTTTAAATAAATGACTGTATACAGTAAGTTAAGCAGAGATAATATAGTTATTGTATCATGTTTTTAAATTGCTATTTATTTATGTTTGTTTTTTGTCTACAAAACAGTACAATAAAAAGACAAATAAAAAAGAAATAAAATGCAAAACCTAGATTATTCTGATTTTACAGATTTATTTGAAGCCGTTACCATATTTGCTCTAAGATTTGACGGCTATACGTACAGAGAAGACAACAAAGACTTTAGTGATTACAAAAATTACCAACAATTGATGGACGGAAAAGAAATAAAAGACGAAGACTTGTTGCCAACACTATTTTTTATTCAGCGGGATCTTGCTAAGGGTCAACACGAACCAGACAGCAAACTTTTTGGGATTTTTTGGGCATTATTTTTGAAATCAACAAAACTGCCAATAGAAATATCAGAAAAATATCAAAATGAAGAACACGTTAAGCAGTGGAATGAAATTAAAAAAGATTTGGGGGAAATAACAAAAGAGGCAGGAAAATTAACCAAATAACGAATTGCGATTTAATCAGTATTGCTTTTTTGGCTCTTGAGGATATGTGCTTAGATTTAATACCTTCAAGCATTACTAAAAACTCATTTTCATTATCATCAAAAAATGGAGTTCTGTCGCTTCCTGGGTCGGTGCTATTAAAATATGTCCCAAACACTCTATCCCTGCCTTCTATATATTCAGCAAGCTTCGTGGGCTTACCGCTGGCATCTTTGTAGACTTTGTGATTAGGGACGTTGATGCCTAGAGCTTGGTATGCACTTTTTTGCATGAATCTTAATTTTTCTGACTTGCTATTCAAAGAGTTGTATTTGCTGGTAATTGAGTCTTGTGTAATTACGTTTTTCATTGCGCTTATAAATGTATTGTCTGCTATTTAAGTAATGAATATTTATGAAATTCTATCACGCTTGCTGTTTTTTGTCTCTGTGCCTATATACAATGAGTTACATAAAGTTAGTATAATTATTGTATCACGCCTTTAATTGAATTTTTTACACAACTTTAATACCGTTTCCAAAATAGACCCTTGTTCTCGCTTGAGAATTGTCAATAAATTTGATTTTTTGTTATTAAATATTTTAAATTTTTTACCACTAAATGCTTGCGTTTTTGTCTAAAAAATAGTATAATAAAAACACAAACAAAAAACAAAAAACAAAAAAATGATAAGTTTAGAAGATTTTGGTAGTGAGTTTTGGTATAGCAGTAGGAACTTCAACAGACTATTCAAGGATGTAAGTGAATTTGCATTAAGCTTTGATGGATGGAAGTATTCAGCAGAAAATAAGGATTTTACGCCTCGATTAATGAGGAAGAATATAGAAGCATTAGAAGAGGGCAGAGAGATCCCTGAAACCCAATTTGTGCCACAACTGTTTTTCCTTCAGAGAGGTCTTGCTAAGGGACAATATGAAATAAATGCCAAAAATTACAAGATTTTTTATGAGCTTTTCTTAAAGTGTTTAGAAATAAGCGACGATATAGAAGAAGGGTACAGACAAGAGGAGTATTATGAAAAATGGAAGAAAAAAAAGAACAATTTGCAAGAAATAATTAAAAACGTAAAAAACATACTGGAGTCAGTAAACTGGAAATAACAATATTTAACTAAAAAATACACAAATTTATCGTGTATTTTTTAGTTAGAAGACCGCGACTCTAATGTATTGTCTTTCCCGTTATCCTGCTTTTCTGACTATGGTTTTGACTTAGATTTATCGCTAGATTCATGATAAACATCAACACCTTCTAGCATGGCTACAAACTCATTTTCAACATCAATAATCGCTAGATTTATGATAAACACTAACACCTTCTAGCATCGCTACAAACTCGTTTTCACTGTTACCAGCAAACATACCTTTGTTATCTGTTTCAGTCCTTGAATTAAAGTATGTTCCAAATATTCTGTGTATTGGCACTTTTTGAACTGTTACTTCTGTTGCTGTTCCGACATAAGTTTCCCTCACCAAAGATGTAGACTCCATTGCGCCACGATCAATTTTGCCAGTGTCACCAGGTTTAAGATTGTACAAGTCTGTTACATCTTTATCCTCTGTGCGGATAAGTGTTATAGTGCCGTCTTGGTTTTTGTTTGGAATATCCGCTTTTGATAGCATTTCATAGGTAAAGGCGTGCATTGCGGTCAACGTTTCATCAACAGTCTTTTTATTCCATCCGAACCCCTTTGGTGGACTTTGGGGCAAAATTTCGTAATTTCCTCCTGCGGAACTTTCGCCATTTCGCCAGTAATAAGAATCCTTTGAAATATTTCTTTGATTTGCGAAGAAATATTTTACTGCTTGAGGGATATCATTCCAGGAGTCACTCGCTTGCTGAGTTGCCCACTCAGTAATAATAGTAAAATCTCCTTTGTTTTTGCCCATGTATTCTTTGAGATCGGATACTATTGAATTTTTGCCGCGCAAATTATCAAAGTCGTTCCCCTTTTCATCAACCATTGTTGTAAAATAATAATCAATGGAATTTGTAGACTTTTGTTTAAACTTATTTGGCAACTTGTCTGTAATCCCTGCTGCTCTTGTACCAACAGTATGCTTTGTGAAGTTACCGATGTAGTCATCATTCCACTTGTCTTCATCCAGCGTTTTACTGATGTCTGCGACTCGCTTCATTTCCTCAATTCTGCCGTCTATTATCTCTTGGTCTTCTTTGCTAAAAATACCCTTTAGCTTATCTTTCTTTGACACCAAATCGTTTATTTGGTTTACCACTTCTTTGTGAGTTAAGTCGCCAAAATATTCTGCACCGTCTGGATTTATGGATTTATCTCTCATACTCCACAAATCTAGTGGATATTTATTCCAGAATTTAGGATCTTTTTTAGCACCCTGCGCTCGATAACCAAGTGAACCGCCATTGTCTATACGGTAAACCTTGCCATCGTTGCCAAGCATAATGTTGTCTTTTTCTAGTCCAACAACATCCCAATTACCCAAAAGTGCATCCGCAGCAAAATGTTTTTTAATCTCGCTCTTAATTAAGTCTTTTTCTTGTTGTGTACCGTTTTTCATTATTTCGGCTAAATCCCTGCCTTCTACATATTCTGCTAGTTTTACATCCTTACCGTTAGGATTTTTATAAAGTTTGTGGCTGGGGACGTTTATGCCTAAAGCTTGATATGCACTATCGCCGATCGCTTCATTTTCCAAATGCTTTGCGCTGCTGCCATTTTTCATCACATACTGTTTACCAGTTGCGGGGTCTTTAACTAGCTTTGCGCCTGTTGTACCACCAAGTTTTTTGACAACAACAAGACTGTCTAAATTATCTGGGAATTTACCATCGTTTTGGGGTGATTTAGGTGCGGGGTTGTCGTCCGGTTTAACCGTAGATGTTGGATTAATATCAGGTTTATTCGTAGGCGTTGGCTTAATATTAGGTTTATTCGTAGGTGTTGGCTTAATATTAGGTTTGTTCGTAGGTGTTGGCTTAATATTAGGTTTGTTCGTAGGTGTTGGCTTAATGATCCCAAGAGCCTTGGCTTCGTCCATGTGACCCTTGTGAAGTTTAGCCCCTTTCCTTATTTGGTCTTTTAGCCAGCTAATATATGTTTTATGGTTAGGATTCAGATTGTTGTTACAGTTCTTCTTTGTTTTAGACAAACAGGCATAACCATTTTCACCCTTACAAGACCAGCCAACGGTGCAATTCATCTGCTTTTGTGCAAAGTCGAAAAACTCAATCGGATAGTAGTTGGCTTTTTCTGAGAAAGAGTTAACTAAACCCAGACTCAAAAGATATAAAGACCCGCTTTCGCTATTGTTTAATACCTCTAAATTCTGCGGTGCTAAGACGATTTTACTATCATCTATATCAAAACCCATTATTAGTTTTTTACCGCCCATACGTGGCGTTTCAAAGCCTCCAGATATGATATAGCCAGCTTTTGGCTTCTCTAAAATCTTAAAATTTTGTATCTTGCCTCCATAGTTCTCATCAACTATTTCATAAACCATAGATGCCATAAAATCGGGCTTTTCGGTATCACTTAATGAGTTGTATTTATCGTTAATTCTAGTTTTTAAATCTTGCTCCGAAAAAACATAATTTCTCTTGTTTTTTTCAATATGATCTGTATCTACTGCTTTGATTCCGCCAAACCTATCCTCTGGCATTTCACTTAAATAGGCTTCTTTGGCTTCTAATTCGGTGAAAAAACCAATCATGTATTTATGCTCGTCAAAATTTCCGTCACCGTCAAGCTGCTCAATTTCAAAAACCAGACCAACATTTGATGGGTCTGCTATATAGCTGGGCGAAACATAACAATCAAGAGTTTCTTTGTCCGCCCCAACATATCCCCTGATATGCCCATAACAAATTTTTAGCTCCCTTTCGTGAGGTGTACCCACAAATCTTTTATCACCTGGGAAATACTCGATGCCAAGTTTTTTGTTAAAAAAAGGTATTATTTTCTTAGCTGACGCATAATCAAGCGTGCTATTTTTCATTATTTCTGTCCTCCATTTTTTTGGATATTTTGTTGTAAACTGCAAGCAATTTTAGCCACTTCAAAAATGACATTTCTTGCCAGTATTTTAAATTTGCAAAATTATCGCCATTAAGATGAAAAGTTATCTCTAGCCAATTGTCATAATTAATAAATAATGGCGTTTGGTTCAAAACTTTGCGCCATTCATTTTTATTAAATCTAATGCGATCGCGTGAACTCAAAAAATAAGCAACACATTCGGACTCAAAACGAGCGCAGGGTTAAATAAACCCTGATATAGTCCTCCCCTGTAAGCTCATAAAAATATGTTTGCACTTCTGCCCAGTTTGTACACTTGCCATTAATCTTTGTGACTGTTTGGCAAGCAAGCTTTAGATATTGCTCAACGCTAGTTATCGCAGTAGTAGAACTGACTTTTTCTATTTGCTCAATATCTTTGTTGAGTACCTGGCGAAAAACCACGGTGTCCCCATTTGTAAGTTTGACCTCTTTAGGGATAAATCTATCTCCGGCTTCGTTTTCTGTTGCCTCTTCTTCGACATCCCTGCTGTAATTGCCTGACTCAAAATTAGAAATATAGGTTACATTTAGTAGTGTCATGAAAAACTCTGACAGCTTCGAGTCATCGCCACGGCGAATCTCGGACGGTATTTTGTTTGCTTTTCCCCAAGAAACGCAGCATATTTTACCGATTCCCCTATAAAAAATAGCCGTAGTCATTCCAGTGCCAGACTCTGTTCTAGATATAGCCCCTGGCAATTTTTCTGCTGCTATTAAATCAACGGCGTTAGGCTTCTTAAAAACCGCGTCCAGTCCGCTTGATAATTGAAATTTTAACAACTCAATGTTGGGAACAGTAGCTTTATTTTTTTCAGGAATGTTTGTCGCCACTATTTCTTGCTTGTTGTCATTTACTTCTGTAATCTTTGGCATATATTTAAAGGATGTTGTGTATTAAAATTATTTTATCACTAAGTTCTAACAAAAATGTCAAACACTACTTGCAGTGCCTTATTTTTCTTTATTCTCAATAATTACTAATTATTGAGAATAAAATTTCTTTGGCTAAAAGTCTCTAGCTTTCTTCCCATTTGCTTTTTAGCGGATTTTCTTACGTCGAACTCAGGTGGTTGCAGGTTTAGTTACAGGGTCAACCTCTTTTAAGTGTATTTCATACCCGCTATCAGATTTTTTAAAGCTAGTCACATTAAAATTGGTGCCTGGTCTGAATAAAACCTCTTTTTCTTGCCTACTATCTGAAATATTTGATATATCTTTCCCTGTTTTAGATTCAATTACATACTGCAATTCTCCTCTAAACTTGCGATCGCCGGAACTAGATGTACTTGTGAAACTTTTTTCTGTAATTATACTACCGGGTTTGTACGTATTTTCTATATCTGAGTTACTCATATTTTTTGGCATTTTAGTCCCTCGAAGAACTGTGCCAATAAAATCAGGCAATTTATTGAGTGCGGATGTCGTCATCCTGATGTCGGCAATCGTGTCATTTTCTAGCTGATGCTTAGATCTATATTCTCCAGCAGATTTCATAATGTCTATTTTATAAATAGCCTCAGAATCTTCGTTATTTCGCAAATACGTGTTCATGTGATCAAAGCTTGTTTGCGTGTAAACTTTTAAAGAGGCTAATTCAGCTTTTGTCATGTTGGGGTATTGTTTCTGTAAGTCATCAGAAACACTACTTAGCGCAACCACTCTCCTGCTGTTTGGCTGAGACAGAAGCCTACCTTCATACTCCTTTGATTCCATGTCTGATACTTTATACAATCTGTAATCAGACGGCAATGAGATGTTTTTATCAGACTTTTCGTAGGCATCAAGTCTATCTTGTTTGTCCGATATTTCTTTTATTTTCCTGGTTGCATATTTGCTGTTTGGATTATTTTTTAACTTTTCTTTATTTTCTGATAATTCAGAATTTAATTCTTTTCTTGCTTTGTCTATATTATCCTTAAACAATTTTTTATCTTCGTCATTTTCTGGTTGTAACAACTTCTCACCTCTACCTGTTTTCCTAAGTAAATTTACTGTTGCTTTAGATTTAGTTGCAGGTTTAGTTGCGGGGTTAGTTGCGGGGTTAGTTGCAGGTTTAGTTGCAGGTTTAGTTGTGGGTTTAATTGCAGGTTTAGTTGCGGGTTTAGTTGCGGGTTTAGTTGCGGGTTTAGTTACGGCTTTTTCTAAGTCTTTAAATAAATCAGATTCGGCACTAGCATTTTTTGCTAACCACTGCATATATTGTGAGTGAGTTGGATTCAACTCATTGTTACAATTTTTCTTTGATTTAGACAGACAAGCATAACCATTTTGCCCCTTACAAGACCACCCGACTGTGCAATTCATTTGCTTTTGAGCAAAACTGAAGAATTCTATTGGAAGATAATTAGTTTTGTTTATGTTGCCAAAAGATAGTGATCTTACAGCAAGATATATTTTCTCTATATCGTCGTCAATTATTTCTAGGTTTTGTGGCGTTAATACTATGTTGCTCCCATTGATTAAAAAATCTATTTTTAATCGCCTGTTCCCTACTCTTGGAGAGTGAAAATATCCAGAAATATTTGGCAATTCTATATGGGTTATATTTAAATTCTCAATTACGCCCCCATAATTTTCATCTACTATATCAAAAACCAAAGCAGACACAAATGGTGTCAAACCATCTGTGTCTAAGTTTTTAAATTTTTCTTCAAGATGCTTACTTGAAAATATCACAAGAACTCCTGGTAAGTATGAAACTCAGTCACTTTAGTGCCGAGAGGGAAACGACACGCGCGGTTTTAACCGCATTGATTTACTTATAAATCTCCAACAGCAAACTCAAGTTCAAGCATTGCCACTCCGCTACCACTACCACGCTTAACATCTGGGCGCTTAATTTTAGAAAGAATGCAGCCTTTGTAAACAACTGGTGGACCATAATTTTCTACGTCTGGGCAGTTTTTTACCGCTTGAACAACAATCGAAAATGGATCTTGACAGCTGCTTTCAATTTCCTCAATCAAAATTTCATGATCAGCGGCATCGTATGGTAAACGCAAAACCAAGTCACTAATCATTCGCCTTCCGGTGGTGAAATAGCTTTTGTCCTTTAGTGCGTCTGGATATTTTGCTGTTTCCCTCGACACCTCCCCCCCGCTCTTTTCTGTGACTGCTAACTGGAGGAATGGTCCCCCTATTTGAACAATAAAATCTGACTCATTTTGAATTGACATAAAAATTACCGAAATTATAGAGTTTGTAAAATAGCCTGGGCAATACCACCAATTTTCACACGGTAAGCAACAGCATCTATTTGTCTCACCGTGCTTGCTGGAACTATGTAAATTAACGCAGTCACAACACCTCTTTCAAGTGCTTCAGAAGTTTGAATACCCGCATCACATCGGCAATTATAGGCATCTCTTGCTGTTAATCCATATAATGCACCAGCATTATAAAAAGTGTCAAGGATGTCTATTATTATGTTTCGGAGCGTTAAATAAAACGCTCCAGCACCACCATTAGCCCTAAGTAGCGTATTACTGTTTTCTATGGTGTCAAAAATTGTTCTTTCAATGCAAGAAAAAATAACGCGGTGGTTTATAAATCGAAAATCTGTATTTAATGAAAGTGTTTTTACATCATAGGGGACGTAACCAAATCCTCTGCGAAATATACACGGATTAACGCGAATATCTGCCATAAAATCTCTTTGTGGGTCTGACAACTTAAATGCCGCACCAGAAACATTTACAAACGGGTATGAATTCCCGGCAGGTGGGTGTTGTATCCCCTCTTTCTCAAATCTTTGCAAGGCATATCCAGCGGTCATAGCGGCTAAACTGACGTGGTTGTCATTTAGGTCTATCAACCAAGGATAGTACGCTGCGGTATTCCCAGTGGGAGACGTAACGTTTTCAAATTCTGCGGTTAATTGGCTTGGTCTAGTCACAATATCTGGAGAGCCAGCATCAATAAACGCCATCCAACCCAAATTACGGGCTGCAACCTCCATAGAATTAGCGACTATATTTCTTTGGGGTAAACTTTCTATGTTATAAAATGCTTCTGGGCAGACCAGAAAGCCTTGTCTTTCGTTTTTATACGAGTTTGCAATTCTTTGTGTCGCCCCAACATAATCCCAATAATTTATATTCGTGGTTGAGGGAAGAGATGGAGACGTATACTCAGACAGATCGGTAATTGTAAATATTTGTTCATTTATTGATCTGACAATGAATGAACTATCTGAATAATCGTTAGCACCAAGCGAATCTTTTAAATGATGCCCCATTACTTCATTATTGATGGCATAACTATTGTTTATGGCATCAATAAAATAGTCAATTATTTTATCAATTGTGTCGGTTTCAGTCGCGGTTCTTGTAAATGTAATGTCTCCAATCTTAAAGCTGTATATTGTGCCAGTAGTTTTGGCACTAAGAGTAACTTCTGATGTGTAAGCAACTGGAACTTTTACAAAAAACAACCCCAACTTTGTATTTTGTAAATATGTGTTAATTGTGTTCTTGGTAACTGTTTCACTGTTGCCAAAGTAATTTATAAAATCATCGTAACTTCCTAACTGAAAAGGCTCTAAAGTCCCCTGTGTTGAAGTTCCAAGAAGGTATGTGCGCTGAAATAAGGCCGTACTAATTGGCGGGGTCCCAGCACTTTGTTCGGATATATATACACCTGGACGCGAAGGTAAAACTCTGATAGACATTTTATTTATTTCCTTTTCGTGGCGATTTAATATTAGCCATGCCCTATGTGAATTTCAGGGACAATTTGTGTAAAACTAATGGAATTTTCTGGACTTCCTATATCGTTTACTGGATTTCCAGGATCTGCATAATAATTATTGTATGTCCAGTCCAAATTAAAAGGAGTTAAGTCAACCTGTTCAATTCTAGAGTGAGGAACAGTAATGGTTAAATCAAGTCTGTATTGATATTTTCCCTCTGCATATCTTTCAAATCTATCCTTTATTGGGTCAAAACACTTAACAATATCTGCGAATCCATTTACACAGCTTGTAGAATTTGAGTCAACTTTTATTTTTGGTCGCCACCCAGTCAATAATGCGATCGCATTATTGTGTAATGTCAACGCCCTTTCATGATTTTGCAAACTAACAACTTCAGTCATTACATGAAACAGCATTTTTCTATTATAACTTTTTGCCGTTAAATCGTTTGCATTTGCTATTGCATCATAATCAGAATCAACATACCTAACCCAGAGTTCTGTTTTGTTTACTGGAGCGTTAGCGTTTTCAGCAGGGGTTCTCCTAATTCTGACAGGTAAATTAAAAGCCCTTAGTCTTTTTTCTATTTCAAATTCTACAAGCAATGGATTTATCAGCATTATTTTTAAAAACCATAAAATATTCGAGATTCAAAATAATTTGGCTGAGGAATAAAAACGGCAACGGCAGATGATGGGCTACCAGCATCGACTTTTGGCAACGAAACAATCCCTTTTGAGTAGTTTTTAAGCCACTCAAGAACATCTTTATAGTCTCTGTATCTAGGATCGTTTTCTTCCCAAGAATATGAATTTAGATTTTTTCTCGCTATTATTATTTCAATATCTCGTAATCTACCAGATACATCAATAAAAGGGAATACTTCACCCCTTGCTGCTAAATATGAATTAATCTCTCCCTGTGCTTTATCAAGAGCAAGCTGAATTCTTTGTGTGTCTAAATTTGGCGAAGACGTAGAGAATCCATCTAGGTTACTTAATTCTTGTGATTCAGTAGGAGGAAATGAAGCTATAAACTCTTGTGGGGTGGCGTATGACATTTTTTTAATGCCACTCTAAAGTGGCATTGCTACTAAGCTGTTGCGCTGCGATTTCTTTTTCCGACTGCTTCCGTTTTGACAACTGGATCAATCCCAAGAGACAAACCAAGATCAGGCTCGTTTATATCTGAAATAACAGGGGGGATTGTAGGTGCTTCGGGAGTTTCGGGTTTAGAAACAACAGTTGGGATTGTCGGTATTTCGGGTTTAGAAACAACAGTTGGGATTGTCGGTATTTCAGGTTTAGAAACAACAGTTGGGATTGTCGGTATTTCAGGTTTAGAAACAACAGTTGGGAGAGTAGCAGGAAGTAGTCCATTTTCTTGTAAAAACGAGAATGAAACTTCACCTTGCTCAACTCGTACAACACTGCCAACGCCAGCAATACCCTCCATTTCTTTTGGCGAAGCGAAAATAAAGTCACCGACGTTTTTCTGTTTGCCGTCGTGTATCACTCGTCCACGAACTACTTTATAGAATTGAGACATAATACTCCAATAATTTTGCTAATTAGCAGCGGATTGATTACGCTACGTTTTGAATTAAGTAGCCATAAGCTGGTTCAGCAACTACTTCTTCGAGTTGCTCACCCATTCTTACGACATAACCACCTTCAAGCCCAACACTCTTGTCAAAATAAACGCCAGACACCGCACCAGTATAAGCAGTAAAACCGAAAGTTCTGGAATATGGTAACTTAACAGTTTCATTTCTTAGGAGAGCGATGTTGTTCCCCCACATCCGACGCAAATTCACACTTCCTCTGGACGAGGAACCAGTATTTATGAATGCTGCCCCTATTCCCACCTTTTTAATTTGTGGAAACAAAGAACTTAAATAACTTGCTGGGATAATACCACCCTGCTTACTGCCTAATCCAGAACTGGCTTGGTAACTTGCAACTATTTGAGGATGAGTCAACAAAGCAGTTGCAGCACCACGCCCAATTATCATAGTGTTTGCAGTGGCAAGCATCCCATCTAAGGCACCAGTTATTACAGAAATAGGATCGCTATTTACTTTGTCTGTAAATTGCGAAGTCCCGGAAAGTGCAACAACTTGAGATGGGGAATAGGTGTTGGGATTAAATGCAATTCTGGCTGCTCGTTGTTCACGATCCATTTTCACCAACCGCATCAGTTGTTCTCCAACTGGTCCAGTCGTGACCCCATTTGAGTTTTCATACTCTTTCTTGGGAATAGCATCCTCAAGACCGTAATCTTTGGTGGTGCTGGTAACAACGTCATAACCAAATTCAATCCTATTCACTGTACCAAGTCTAGAAACTTCTGTGCTAGGCACATCAAAAGCATCGGAAATTCTATATTTTTGGTACTCGTAATCTTTTTTTCCTTTCAAATCAACTGTTGGGAAAACAAGTTCATGAATAAGTTCTTCACCGTCATCTTCACCAGGAACATAGCCGATTGCGATCGCTTGCAATCGGCTGTCTGGGCTATAATTTCCTGGTAATACGATCTGTCCTGGGGAAATGGCCATAAATTTAATCCTTGGTAAATAAATAGAAAATTAGAAAAAGATGAAAGCGTCTTTAAATTTTAGACGTAACCTTTCTTGAAGTTGGTGACAAGCCACTTCCCAACAACAGAACTGTATCTTGCAGATATAAAATCTGTAGCGTTTGCTGCGGTAGACAACGTTGTGTTTGCAATATCAGCACCAAGTGTAAACCCACCAGCACCAGTTGGCAGTGTAAGAGTTCTTGATCCTGTTGCATCTTGCTTGACAAAGAGCCTGATTTCTGCCCCGTTTATGGGGTTTGCAGGGACACCTAAAGTTCTATTCCCAGCAAGAATAACATTGAAATCAGAGGCAACAGCAGAGTCAATGACAATCGTTGCAGCATCAATGAGAGTTGAAGGAACTGATGCGTTAGTGTATGCAGAACCAGCCGCAACTATAATACTGCCAAGTGACCCAACAGTTCCGCCTGTTGTTGCGACACCAACAACGCTTGCACCATAATATGCAGGAACTGCTCTACCTAAAGCATCTGAAGTTACCCACTGTCCAATTGTGACGGTGCTACCAAATTCGACAGGCGCAACACCACCACACACAACATCAATCATGTCCCCAATTATTGCATCTGGCGGAGCATCACCACGTATGCTAATATCTCCAGGTGTGCTACTTGGAACAAAATCACTCTGTGAGTTATATTGATATCGTCTGTACGATCTACCCATAAAATAAGAAACACCAACCAACACATCTCTTGCAGATGTTGCCTGTAAAACAGCAGACTGATTCGCAGGGTCAAGCTTAAGAATACGATTTGGGGTTATTGCGCCACTAGCTCGGCGACTAATAATTATGCTGTCAATTCTATCTGCTGCCATAATTTTCAACCAAATTAAATAAATTTTCAACAAGACGAGAGGACAAGAAACACTATGCCAAAATCTTTTTATTCTTCTGACTCCGGCATTTCTCCACCAGCAACCTTATCAATAGCCTCGTGCAACGAGATTGTTTTACCTCTCTTCTTGTATTGCTCTTTTAGTTGTCGAGCTTTTGCAGAAAGTTCTGCCTCAGAATAATTCCGAGGAACAATATCTTCGCTGTCAATCACAACACTTGGCTCTGGTGTCCAAACTGCTTGGCGATTTTGAATATTTTTCTTGAATTTTTCAATGATAGGCAGAACAGCGTTTTCGCTAAATTCAATAGGCTCTTTTTCTTGAGATTCAAGCAAGCTTAAAACAAATGCTTTTTCTTCTTCTAATTGTGCTGGCAAAATCCTATGGTGTACGTTGCACTGAGTCTCCATAAAATTCATTAAACTGCGAACATAGTTCTTTCTTTTTTCTTGATCTCGCTCTAACTTTAGAGCAGCAACAGTAGATTCTAAAGCTCCGGTTTGAGTTGTCATTTCTTTGCTATATCCTAAAGTTTCAGATGGACTTGGGGCTACATAAGGGTGATAATAACCACTAGACAAATTGTCGTTAATATCTGGCTGATAATTATTGACTTCGTTTTGTTTAGCTTCAGTTATTGTGAATAAACTTGATACTAACTCTATTAAAGATTCTACACGATTATTTAGTTGTTCAAACGATTGATCTACTATATCAACCAAAGACTCAAAATCAGAGTTCAAAGAGTCTAATCCTCCCTTAACTCCTATTATCTGACTCATTGAATACTTTAATCCGTTAGATATAGCAGCGACTTTTTCTGTGTGGTCAACCAATATCGAGTACACATCAGAAATAGCCCCAGAATCAATCACAGGAGGTGGAGAATCTTCTGGATCTTCACCCAAGGAATCTTCCTCCCTGAATTCTTCATCCTCGCTAGATTCTTCATCCTCAGAAAGAGCAACAGACAAAGAGTCAATCAAAAGCCTTGGTAAATATTTGTCAGCCTCATCTATACCCATTCTCTCAATTAAAAGCTCTCTCTGCCTGGTCATTAAATTCACTAAAGGGGTGAAAGATAAATCAAGTTTGTCACAGGCGCAGTTATAGTCAAGCGTCTCCTCTTCGCATGGTTCATAGGAATGCTCCGCAAAATTAGAAAAACTCAAAAGATCCGAGTCTTCGCTAAACTCAAGAGGCATCCCCTTGACTGCTGGTGGTTCACTACCAAGACCTGCAACGTGCCTCAAGCTAAGTTTGCCTGGAGTGGGATTAAATGGGTTGTTTTCTGGATAAAAACTGGCAGACACAGCCAAGATTTTATGCTCTTTGACCATTTCAACAAATTCTGGTGCGATATTTTTAAAATGAGCTACAAGTCTCTGCCCATTTAAAGATAATTTTTCAGGATATCCAAACGCAAACGGAGATTTTACTAGCTCTCTGTCGCTATATCCCATAGGGGAATGCGGGTCTTCAGCGTAGTAGTTAAATATAAGCGGAGCTTTGAAGTATGTCGGATCATAAGAGTCAACGACATCTTGCAGCTCGCCTCGTGAATAATTCCTAGAGATGTGATTCCCGGATAAGTGTGAACCGGACTCAAATATCTCTATTTGATATTCTTCTTGTTGCGCTTTTTTATCTAATGTTTGTGAGGTTTGCATTGTTAAATGCTACTATAATTAGAATTTATTTTCTCTTTATATCACACATAGCAATAATTTGTCATTAATTGATGTAATGATATTTTTAAACAGAAAATATTTTTTGCAATATGTACCAAACTCCAATAATATTACCATCTGACGATCCAGGTTATTTCCCGTCCTTGCTACTTCATTCCCAGGACATCTCCCTAAGAATAAATTACGAAGAGATGCGAAGAGATTGTCATATACTAAGCACACTAAACAAGCTTAACAATACTATAACAGGCAGACAAGTATTAGTAGATTCGTTTAGCGACGACCAAAAAGACAAGGACAATGCAGAAATAGCAAAAAAAATATTATCTAAAATTAATTATTCAAAAATTTGTTCAGACTTGCTAGATGCACATTATATAGGTGTAGCATTTTTATGTGTAAAAGAGTGGGTAAATGAGGACTCAGTTCTTTATCCAGAATTTGTGTCTATACCCTGGTGGAGGTTTATATTTGTACAGCCAAACACCAACCCAAACAAAGACATTCCAATATATAAGAGCGATCGCCCAATTAAAAAAAACACAAAAATAGCAACCCACATGGGTTATGAAATCAGAATACTAACAAAACGTAGGCCAGTCACAGGAGAAAGATTGCTAGATGGAGACGTTATTGTTTATTCATTTGGCTCTTCGTATTATCCATACGGGCTTGGGCTTGGATGGAGATTTTACCCTTGGTGGATTACAAAAAATGCGGCTAGAGATAACATAATTCGTCAAACAGGTAGAGTTGGTTCGCCACCCATTGTTGGCGAGAACCCTGAAGGCGTAGCAGAGAATGATCCACGATTTGTAAAATGGTGCAACTTTTTAAGACTCGTTTCCCCCAATGGATATTTTACTGGTCCACCAGGATATAAAGCAGAGAGTCTTTTCCCACAAGAGGTTTTAACAAATTCTGAATACCTTATAGAACTAGCATCAAAAGAAATATCTAAGGCTGCGCTTAGTGAAGTGCCACTTTCAGCTACAGATCACGGGAGTTACAATGCACAAGTATCACAAAATGATGACAGAGAGTCTAATGTAATAGATGCACACTGCATCTTGCTGAATGATTGTCTTACTAAAAATATTTGGAAAAAAGTTAAAGAATATAATTATCCTGGCTCAAATTCCCCAGATATAAGAATCTGGACAACAAACGAAGAAATTAAAAAGGAAATTACCAGAAGCGCAAAAGAAGAAGAGAGGAAACAGGAGGAGGAGAGGCAAGCAGAAGAAACGCACAAAATTACGGTGCTAAAAGCAAAAGCTGACTGGTGGAATGTAATGATTAATCAAGTTGGACTAACACCAGAGCCAGAACTAATAGAAAAGACGTTTGGTAAGGGTTGGTCATTCCAAAAAGAAGAAACTATCTTAGATCAGTTCGGGACAGAAGATTCCCAAGAACAAGACACTACAGAACAGACCACAAATGAAGAAGGCAGTGCGGTAGACACAGAAAATGTCGAGACTAATGCAGATGCGCCGGCATAAAAAAGGATGCCACAACTAAAGGCATCCTTTTTTAACAACAACATCTATCCAGGCAAATATCATTTTAGTACAATTTAAAACAAAAACTAAATTATTTTTGAAATTAATTGTAGATTTAACGCTTTCTCTGAATCAAAATATGTTTCTTGCTGCATCATCTCTTTGGTGATTTTCGTATGTTTTTGATATATATTGACAAACTGGCTTTCCAATATTTCACCGTAAGCTAATTGATTTTTCACGTCTGGTAGTCTGCCAAACATAAAAGAAGGCACAGGATGAACTAAAAAGTTAGTGTTTTGTGTACAAAAGCGTTTTTCTGCACACAACAAAACAATTGTTGCGCTACTTGGAATAAAACCAGAAGCAATGATAGATATATCAAGAGAGCTACTACGCAGCGCATCGTACATTAACAATCCAGATGTGCAACTACCACCAACGCTATTAATGCGAATAGCACAGTCTTTATCTGATGTTTTACTTTTTTCTCCTTCGAGTTGATGAAGCAAATAAATAAATTTGTAAGAGCTAGTTTCTGTTATTTCCCCAGTAAAATATATAATATTTCCCAGTCTTGATGGATCTACTCTATCTTCATTGTGGTGAAAATTTGATTCTGGATTTATTTTATCCATAGTTGGCAATATTGCAAAAATTTAGTTAACTACAACAATATTGCATCACACAAATTAATAGTATAGACAACAATATTTGCGAGGTGTATAATTAAAAAAACACTAATATATTATGCTTGATTTACTTTTTTCAGAATTTAATTGGTATCGCCGACTTCGTGGTGAAGAATGGATTTTAGTTCGCAATACGGCATCAAACCATATTGGATGGAGAAAGGTTTCATCTAAAGAAATGCGCCACACCTATGGCTGCGAAAAAATAATTAATTCCGAATATTACCATCCCCACACAAAATCAACACAAGATGCCATTGAATCAAAAAACTTGGCATACTCTGAAAGAGATAAAATGCTCTTGACTTTATGCCACCTTGCTTTACAAAAAGGGCTAACCGCTGCGATTGGAAAGCACGAAGGTGAAGATTGGGAGGATGAATGGATGAATGTTATTTACATCGAATTGCCTACCGGGCAAGTCAGTTTTCATATTCACAATACAGAGGTGGAGATGTTCTTCTTTTTACCTAAATATTTTGGACAATGGGATGGTCATACGACGGATCAAAAATGGCAAAGACTACTCAAATGGTCTAACTCATTTTAATAACGTAATGTTGCAATAAAAACATATTGTAATCCCCACGTAGCAAGGCTTTGGTGTTTTAAGGATATTCCCCCCACAGCCTTTTCCAAAACTGCCAGACAGGCATTCGTTCTCAACCTAGACCAATGTCGCCAAAATCAAAATCTTGTAACACGCCTCAAACCCGCATTCTCTCGTTAAAAAATCTGTGGCGGATTATAACATAAGGCGTGTCAAAAGTAAAGGGAAGATACAAAGAAAAAAGGGCAGTTTCCTATAAGAAAGTGATCATCTTCCCAATTTTATTTTTGATTAAAATCAAAAAATTATGCAAGTACGCACCTATATCCAAAATTTCTGTAATACGTTTGTAATATAAAAATAAATCAAAAATGCGCTTGACTTTATTTGTTAACCATAG